TTCCAAGCAGATTTTCTATCTTCTTTTTGAGCTTGTAGATATCCATCGTACACTCCTTGTAGGAATGAATCGTAGTGGACTATCGTACCAATAAGCCATATTGACCCTTCGTTTTCTTTGGAGTTTTCCAAAGCGGGTTCTACTGTTGACATTACCCATTCTTTAATCTCTCTTCTTCTTTCTGGTGTTTTCGTATTTAATTCTGATTCAAAGTCATCAAGAATAATATTTGTATATCTTAATCCTAACTGAGAACGACCACGCAAACGTTGTGATGTACCTTTTGCAATAATTCTATCTCCTCTAGCGGTAGTAAATTCTTTTTCTGTCCACTTACTGCCTTTTAAGTCTCCAAAGTAATATTGAAGTGCTGGATTTATATCTATATGATTTTGTATATACTTAATATGGTCAATAGCCTGAGACTGTTCTTCTGACACCCAAGCAATAAATTGTTTTTTTTCTGGTGGAGAAAAATATAATTGATGTAAAAGCGCTGTTTTAGCTAACGTTGATTTAGCATGACCTCTGGGCAATATAATACAAACACGTTTATCTTGACCTAAAAGTATATCACTTAACTCATACTGATAAGGAGCAGGAGTTGACTTCATAAAATCTTCTGGTAGAAACATTTGACCAAAAGTCACAATATCCTTTCTTGCCAACTCCAAAGCTTTTTCTTTTTGAGAAAGGTCTGGTGGTATAATATTAAACTGTTCTGGCTTCTTCGTATTCTTTTTCATAAACTCTATCCATCATAACCATAGTTTTAGGTGAAAGCCAATCACCGTCAGGAACTTCTGTAAACATGCTAGAGCTTTGCCAAAGTAAAGGTCCAGCAACATAAACCCAACATTTTTCTTTTTTATTTGTTTCATCAAGTATTATGTTAGCTGTTGTTCTTATATATAAACCATCTTTTGTAGATTCGTACATATCATACATATTTAACTCTTCATCAGTAACATCCATAACTTCTACTATAGCACCTTTTCCTTTTTCGTTTTTAATTAAAGCTGGAAAAGACTTAGTCCCAGGAAATACAAGACTAAATCCTTCAATCTTTCCAGTTTCTTCAAAACCTGTTCTTAATGTTCCGTATACTGCTAATCTCATGAATGACCTACCTCTCTAGGTATACCTACATCTGTAATACCAAAAGATGTATTATATACTGTTAAACAATTAAAACATTTGACATGAGTAGTATCTCTTTTTTCTTTACTATAAAGAAACACTCCTGTTTTACTTAATCGATAATAGCAGATATGACAACGTTTATTTTTCGTTATCTTTTTTAACTTCCGCCAATTTCTTGTGTTGGGACCCTTGAATTGCATTTAGTTGCTCCTGTGTAAATCCTTGGAATAAGGTTAAAGACTCTGTAGTTTTCTCTGTATCCATCATTCCAGATATTTTCATTAATGTTGTTATAGCTGTTATCTTGTCTCTATCTGAAGAACCTCCTTTATCTATGATATTTCTCATTTCTTCTAATAGATATTGAGGAGTAATCTCAGCATCATTCAAGTGTTTGTCTATTTCTTCTCTAATCAATTTTTTTACCCTATCGGTTTTTAATAGTAACTTTGCTTGTGATTTTGCATAATTTTCATTTTTACTAGGAAATGCTTTCATATATGCTTCAACCACGTCGTCTCCTTTAGCAACATACTTTCCAAACAAAAATTCTTTATCTGTAGTATGTTTTCTGTTTTTCTTCCTAACAGATGGAGATTCTCCTGCTGTAGAAAAAGTGTACATGTTTGTTTTCATGTCTCCTTTCATTACAACACTTGGACTACAAACAAATGAACCCATTATGGTTCTTATGAATGTAGTTTCTTTTTTTCTGTCGTTTTTCTTTAGAACGCCTAGGTGTAACACTTGACATACTTGACCATCGTCAGTCAATATCCAATCTCCTTTATTAGAATGTCTCCAGTCTCTTACAAGAGGTAAAGTAACATACTTATCTCTAAACTCTTCAATACTTTCAAAAAGATAGTGCGTTACACCTTTTACAATACGTTCTTTCATAATTTAACTATTTCTCTTCTTTGTCGTCAACATCTTTTTCAAGTTCGTTAATAACAAACCTAGCATAGTTGTTTGCAAGGAATCGTAACTCATTAGACTGCTGTTCTAATTTTATTAATTGACCAGCAAGCTCATTAGCACGATTGAACTGAGCTTTAGCTTCTTCGGATAAGTCAGAATAATAAAATTCTAATTCCTTATCTCCACTCATCATTTTTAGCTTTTCTTCTTTTTTAGCCATGTTTCCTCCTAATTATAATGGTCTTACCATTGGTGGTGCATATTCTTCTAACTTACGATGTAGTTTTTCTAATATGACTACATCTGCTACATTGTGGTCGTAAACGTATTTCATCGCTTTTTCATCGCCCCATCTAGCTTTTTGCCACATTTCTGGTTTTACTCTGGTTTTACCAGCAATACCAAAAAACTCTGTAGCTGCCATTAATGATGAACGATGTAGCTTTAATTTAGATTTTACTACATAATATAGGTCTTTGTGTGACTTTTGCTTGTATAGCGGGAAGAATGTCTTATGATACAATGCACGTGTTCTGATAAAAGGAATATCAAAACGAGTACCGTAATATGTAAATATTACATCATATTTATTCATTTCTTCTACTAAAAGCTCTACAATGCGAGCATCTTGCTTATCTGACATTAGCTCTTCTCTTGTAATTTTAGCTCCAGCAACATTCTTGTCACCTCTTCCTTTTATACACCAAGACAACATAACATCGATATTAGCACTAAATCCAGTAGATTCAATATCTAGGTATCCGATAGTCATCTCATGTCCAGTTGTATATCTGGTAGGTTTTCTTAATCCTAAGGATTCTATTTTACGAGATACTGCTTTATATGTTCTATTATATCCAGCAATACGTATTTCTTGATACAGAGTGAAAGCAGACTTAGCAGTACGTTCATACTGGTCTATAATTCTGATTTCATCTTCTGTCCATTTTACTCCAGGCATTATTTACCCCATTTGTTTTGTTTGACTATCATTGCCATCACTGCATATACTGCAATATCCATAAAAGCATCGTCTATTGGTTCATTCTTTGCTTTCATATCGTGATTAGTTGACAAGTTGATTAGTCTGTTTATCTTATCATTAAGCCTTACAATTATACCAAATAAGGCTGTATTGACTTCTTTTTCGTTTTTTAACGTGGTACCCATAGCAATATTGCCAGGACCATAATCAAACTGTTTTTTACAAAATGTTAGGTACATTTCATTTAAAATAGTCTGAAATTCTTTTTCTGTAATAGGGTAGTTATCTTTTATATATGATACTACGTTTTCTGCTGTACTAGTTTTCTGGTTCATTTGGAAAGTCCTCCGCATCTTTTACATTTTCTAATTCACGTATTAACTTATCCCAGTTAAGGTTTTGACGTATTTTTTCTAATTCATCTAGTTCTTGCTGTAATCTTTGAACTAATGGTGCATTTCCTTGTTCTTTTGCTTTTAAGATTGCTTTTTTGAGGTCTTCCATAGATAGTCTCCTACTCCTAGTTGAAATAATCCGTTTGATATAGCATCAATAAGCCTTTCTTCGTGTTCTAGCCCATAATTAAAGAATATAGCGTGTAATACTTCGTGTACTAACGTTTCTTGTTTTCTGGATTTATGTATTTCGCTGTTAATAAGTATGATATTGTCTTTTACCAGATGTCTACCATATAGTTCTTTACTTTCATCTTCGTGTGTTAGTGGTAATTCTACTACCTTGTATAAATGACCACCGATAGTTAATTCCATTGCTTTTTTTTGTTCTTTTTTACTCATAATACTCCCATACTAGTTAATTGTGTATGCAAATTAGGTAAAAACTGCTACACAAGTCAAATAAAAAACGTATTTTTTTTAAAAAAATCGCACGACGTCTCAATGTTCTAGATTCTAATGCTCTATAAATCGCTATAAATAAAAAAAATCTTGACAGCAATAAAACAAAACAAGTAACTTTGACAGTCCGAAGGACAAAAAAAAAGATTAATGCTCGTTGCTCTTGAATAACATAGAATATTAAATCTATTTCTTATATAATGCTCGGTGTTCTAGAGAGGGTCTTACCGAAAAATTTTTTCCAAAATTATTCTAGTCGTCGAATTTCACCACCTCACCAGTTTTACCCCAAAAATTCCAACCTTGTTGAAAAAATCGCACTATTTTGTGTGTGGCTTTTGTTTCCATTTCGGCGCACCCCTCTAATATATTCACGCATTTAAAAAAAAGGTTGAAAATTCAGATTTTGGTTATATATGTTATTTTTTTTGATTTCTTAGACGACAACTTTTTTTCATTTTTTTGCATTATTTTCTTGCACGTTTGGTTCTTATATGTTAAAATTGTATATTATTTAACAATTGGAAACGAAAGGAAAAGGAATATGACTGAACTAGAAGGCGTATTGATAATGTGTCTTGTATTAGTTTTGTTTGGTGTCCATCTTTATATGATGGAACGCGCATTTAGTAGAATACGCGACTTAGAGTACCAACAGAAGCAACAAGACAAGTTAAATCGTATGATTAGTAGCGATTTAGAAAAGTTATCTAAGAGATAGTTGAATTAGCTTCGGGGTGTGGTGAGCCTGGCAACAGAAATCACCACTTAACTTAACAAACGAAAGGAATATAAAATGGGTTTATTAGTAATATATGCAGTGTTCATTACATTATGGGCGATTGCAATGACAATAGAGTACAACAAAGTATCATCATTTAAAAATGGATATGATGAAGGTTGGAATGATTGTAATAGCCATCATTGTTCAAATGAAGCATCAGAAGAATGTCAAGGACCATTCTAACACAAAGATACCCTGGGGCTAACAACCCTGGGGTATTTTTTTTGGTATATATAAAATAATTGGATAGCTCTAGAGCTGGACTATCGTCCCTCAGTCCAGCTCTATCCCCCGACGATTTCTAGGGTGTGCTTGATTATTGGGGTTTGACTAGCTAGATAAAAAACACATCTAGCTAGTCGGAGGTCTCCCCGACTTTTACATCAGGGAGACAAGAGAAGTAGATTATAAATCTACGCTTTCGATTTTGACTGATAGTCTAGGATAACAATCGACTGGCTTTTTTTCGCCTTCTATCGATTTATTAACTTGATAAACGAATTCGTCTTTATATTTCCTGATTAATTCGTTCCCTTCGGCAACGTTTAACACGTCTTTATTTTGTACTATTTCGATAATTCGGCTCATATCTTTATGAACTGCTTTATCTTGTTGATTTGTCAAAACCCTTGTCGCATTATCAACAATACGACCTTCGTTTGAGGAAGCTTCAAGAACGTCAATGTCCATTTCTTTTAGTTCTTCTTTGCTTAAACCTGTTTTGACCATAAGTTTAGCAAAAGCTTCTTGTTTTAATTTACTCATAAAATCAATCTACGTCTAAAAATCGGGATTTCCTAGAAATACTTTGTAAATATAAAAGATTTTTCGTCTTGACCGACTGACTAGTCTAAAATTCAAGCTTGACTAACTCTATGAGCTAGACTAAGTCTAGTCTAGCTCTCTACCCCCGACAATATAGACTATGCTGGACAATTGAGTTCTAGGTATTGTCGCTAGGATTTTGTAAGTTCAGATATGAAAAAAGACCCGATAGCAACCAAGTCAGCGACGATTTCAGGCGTAGCGTCGGGGAAAGGTAATAATATGAAAACAATAAAAAAGACGATTAGCGAACCTTGTCCTACTTGCAATCAGCGTTGGACTAGAGAGATTGACGTTCCTGCTCCTGTAGACGGAATGACAGCTTTAGTCATTATGAACGCTAGACGTAAAGTAGACTTGACAATGCAGTATCACGATGTCATAGATAGTAGTCGTAATGGAGACACAGACGTATTAACAGACCTGTCTTTTAACGAAGCTATAACTTGTATCGAAGTCTTCGCCAAATTACAGTTCAAAGACAATACATATCTACGTGTCGATAGCAACATTATGGACACTTATGAGATAAAAGATAGACGTATAGCATTAGACACTGGTAATATAGCAGACGGATTGAAAACACTTGCCAAGTTGTACCGACAAGCACGTAGAGCTTGGACGCCAAGTAGGTTGTAGACGATAGTATAATGATAGACTACAAGACATATCAGACGTTTTATTGTATAACAAAAGCTAGACTAGAAAAGGAGCTAGATAATGATAGAAGACAAAATAAAGACGCATAGACGCAATTTGCAAATGATATCAGGTATTGATAGACAATTAAAAGAATTGCAGTCGGCGATTTTCAATTTCTATGCAGACAACCAAGTCGTAAAAGATAAGAGAGACGAAATCACTCAGGACATAGCACAGCTACGTCAGGATTTAGAAGACGTCAGACTTATGAATTACGACATTACAAAGGGCATTATATAATGCAAAAAAACGACTATCAAGACAAGCGTGCCTTCGTTATAAATTGCTACAAAGATTTATATCGACAGGGACGTTTGTCTGGTCGTGGTATAGAGCGACACAATGAACTAGTCGCAGAATATATCAAAGACTTTAAAAAGTCTACTATGCAATTTTTACCTGTTCCAAAGACTATAAAACAGGATATAAAAACGTCATTAGACAGATGGTTTATTAAAAGACGTTATGAGAATTTTATTGGTATGGACAAAATACCTTATAAGTATAGTCGCAATCAAGCAAAGCGACTATCAACAAGAGAAAAATTTTGGCTTGCAATAGCAGGTACACAATGATTATAGCGACAAGACATAATCAGTATGGACAAATAGTCGGTTTGTCTGGGTGTTATTCCTTTCGCACCGAATATGTTTTGTCGCAAACTTCGCCTATACAGGATATAGGGATTTTAAACCAAAACAAAGGAGATTAGACTATGTGTGGTATATATGGTATAGCAAAGTCTCCGACGCCGTACACTAAGAGACAACATAAAGTTGTCAAAAAGGTGTTGCGTGAAATAGCAATAGATAGCCAGTCGCGTGGTTCTCATTCGTCTGGTATTGCTAAAGTCGGAACTAGCACTAGAATATATAAATCACTATTGCCGTCTGAGAAGTTTGTAGATACAAAAGAATATAATGAGGCAGTCAAGTCATTACTAGAC